TGAAAAGATAATAGAGTTAGGGTATTCAGAGTTTGATACAATTAAAATGATACTATCAAAACATATAACAACTATGGTAAAGGGTGAGTCGCACATATCAATAAAACAATTTGATAGACTTACAGAAGATTTGATGTTGTGGAAAAGCGAAACAAGTAATTAACTATAACTAGGAGCTATAAGCTGTGCGTAGCATGGCGTATAGGTGGAGTTATCACACAACGGAAGGGAAATTATGAGTAAAGTACAGGTTTTAAAAGGAGTGAAGTTCACTCACAAGGACGTATATCTTTTATCAGAAATGAGGGAAGATTTACAAGTTGCAAACTCTGAGGGGAATCCGAATCGTGAGGAAGCTCTTCAGTACACTTGGGGAGCGATTGCTGCTCACTTTGTCAGAAGATTCCTTGAAGAAGGGGGTCGGCTAGGACAGGGTTTCCCCTCTTGGTTCAAGTCTAGAAATACTGAGTGGAGGTCTTTATGTTGGAATAACCCCTATGATTTACTAGAAGATGGAAGTAAATTGTTCTTCCTGCCTGCAGAGCTTTATGCTAGTGTAGTCTGTCACCTAACTACAATATCACAACACGATATGAAGGATACTGACTACTACGAAAAGTTTACGAAACTTGGATATAAAGTAGACAGAGCTATAGGCGAAGAAATGTGGGAACTTTTAGAGGACTGGGGTGTTGTAGAGGTTGAAGATAACCAACTTGTTTATACTGCTCCTGAAGACGTTATGCCGGGAATAGTCCCGCTAACAGAAAGAAAGGAAGGTCTGTAATGGCTAAGATTGAAATTGAATTTGGAGGACACGCACAGTCTATAAACGACAGACGTGTAATCAATGGTGTGATGGATGGGATGATGCAAGTTGCCCCCCTCAAACACGCCTGGACTGAAGAACTTGTGATGGAAGCTATCAAGAATACTTGGATACCTCAGGAGATCCCTATGGCCCCTGATATTCAAGACTGGAATAATCCAGACATTATGAACGAAAATGAGAAAAAAGTTTATAAAAGAGCTTTAGCTTTCGTGTCTAATCTGGATGGCTTACAAACTAATAATCTTTCTGAGTTTATCACTCCCCATATTACTTCACCTGAGGTTCAGATTGCGTTAGTTAGACAGACCTGGGAAGAGGCCCTACACACTAGGTCTTATTCTTATATGACAGAATCTCTCCAGCTAGATCCTGACGAAATTTACAATATGTTCCGTAGAGATAAACATCTGTACGAGAAGAATAAATATGTTCTAGACGGTCTGAATCGAATCGCAGCAGATGGATTCAAAACTGGTACTTTACAATCAGACCAAGATTTCCTAGAAGCCTGTTATAATAATGTAATCCTTGAGGGGGTATATTTCTATTCCAGTTTTATCGTATTCTATAACTTCAAACGTAATGGTAAAATGATGGGGTCTTCTGACAATATCGCATTTATTAATCGTGATGAAGAAGTACACCTGAAAAACTTCCTGAATATTATCAAGTCAATTCGCGAAGAACAACCTGAACTTTACACAGAAGAGTTTGAACAAAAAATCATTAAAAACTTTGTTGGGGCTGTGGAACATGAAATTGCTTGGGGCTTGTCTTGTATAGGTGATGGAATCCTTGGATTAACCCCTCAGAGCCTCACAGAGTACATTCAATTCGTAGGTAATACAAGATTAAGGTCTTTAGGTCTTCCTAAGCAGTGGGACGTTAAAAACCCCTTTCCTTGGTTAGATGAATACACTCAAGGAAATATGACAGAGACTAACTTTTTTGAAGGAACTGTTCGTGAGTATCAGACTGGTTCTTTGGATTGGGATTAATTATGAAAACCGTCAAAGGGTCGCCTTACGATAAAGCAGAAGGGTTTATAGGAGTCAATAGAGAAAGGTTGGACGTACAAGGTAAGTGGATTGTTAAACTAGAGCAGAGGTTATACAGGCAGGAGAAGTTAAATTTAGTGTTAGGTGTATTTACTCTTCTACTATTTGGACTACTATTTGGACTACTTATGTATGCTAGACTGAGAGGTTATTTATGAATCCAAACAGTCATAAGAAATACTGCGTAGAAGTAAAAGGTATGTCAGACGACTTATCTATACAGACTAAAACTCATATTGATTTCTACTCTCTGTGTAGAGGGTTTAATGTAATTGATCCAGCTCACGCACACGGACTGAAGAAATTGATTATGCCTGGAGACAGAGGGGTTAAAAATTTTGCTAAGGATATGTCTGAGGGGATAAACTCCATTCTGGATTATGCTTATCACCTAGACCCTAAAATCTACGAGGAAGTTTTAGAAAAGATAGGACACAGAGAATGATATTCAACCAAAAGACAGATGATAGAATATTAGCAGTAATACTTATTCTATCTCTGCCAATCACATTCCCTTTAGCTTTAGTGTTTGAGTATGGATTTAAGGTCAAGGAGTGTTATTCTGACTTGAAACTAAATCTAAGGATATTAATATATCCAGAAAAATTCCGCTAATAGTATTAGGTTTTCAGTTCTGGATATTGTATATTTGTATATAGTACCTTGACGATACAATCTGCTTTAGATGTATTTAGTTGGATAAGGGAAGCCTAGAATCGTATTGAAAATAAGAGCCTGCACTTCTAATAAGTGACAGGCTCTTCTTCGTTATAGAGGTGTAATTTCAATCTCTGCAAATTTCAAATTATCTTCTAATTTAGCAGTACATTTATCCCAAGCACTTCCACCGAACCAATCTACAGCTTGATAAACTGCCGCAGATGTAAACGAATCTTCTCGTTCATCGTCCATAAGCATTTCAAGAATGGAGTCTGCATCGGCTCTAGACATAAGCTCTCTGGGAATACATCTATAACAGACATCGTGCCAAAATGTAGGAACTCTATACTCTCCAACAAAAGGAGAACCGATTAAACTCCAAGCTGTCTGAGGTATAGAAGCTCCATCGTAATTAAACCCTTTAAAGGCTGTGATACGATACATTTTATCTTTCCAAGCAAAACAGATAGTAATATCTTCGTAAAGAATCATATCTCTGTTATTAGAGTGGAATTGTAAGATAGGCTGGTAATGTGTAGGCATTAGGACTCCTCAGTTAGGTATTCAATTTCGTCTGCTTCAAGTATAAATTTAACTTTAGACTCTATATCATCCCAAGCAGAGATAAGATTCTTTTTATCGTTCTGCATCCACTTCTTAGCTTCGCTGATAATAATACTTGTAAATCTATCTAGAGCAGACTCTACATCTTCTTCATTAAGAAATGAGCTCTGTTCTTTAGCTTGAGCTAAGTGATTTTCGAAAAGTTCTTCGGTAATTCTGTGGAATAGTAAATCTCCGCCATTTGTATTAAGAAATCCAGAAAGCTTCCTTCCGTTTGTCATACAGGTATAGCCGTTTAGATCCACGTATAATTTCCCAGAAATCTCTTCTCCGCCTCTGTGATACCTTCCAAGTACAATGTGTCTGTCTCTTAGAATATGATTTTTCCTAAGTCTTTCGTGATAAAGTGAGATACACTGCAACATTGAAAACTTTATAGCATTATGGAATTTTTTAATGGACAGAGCTTCATCTAACATTCCTGGCTTTACAGAATCATTCAACTTTATCTCTATCGCTGCGATAGATTTAGCCATAGTCTGTATAGTGATAGCAGTAGGATCTACTTCTCTACTCTTCTTAAACCTTACTGCTACAGGTAGTACAAAGTAAAAGAATATTACAGCTAAAATCCCGTAAAGGAATGTATCGGGTGTCATAGTAGGGACTAAGGAGGTGTTCTGAGGGGTGTAAGAGGTCGTAGCCATTGCTAACGAGTCGTTAAATAAGTCAGTTACAGACTTTATGGAATCTTGTGGCATAGAAGCTCCTAGAGGTTATACAACAAATATAATACAAAAAAATCCAGACCACTCGGAGTAATCTGGATTTTTAGATTGTCGTCAAACAATAGAAAGGAAGTCTTTAAATTATGTCGGACTCAAAGACAGAGATAATATACTAATAAGCATCTACTATCGTCAACATAAATTCCTTACAATCGTTAAGTTTTTCTAAAAATTCTGCAAAAGCTTTACGAGAAGATAGAATAGCCCAATCTCCATTAAGCTCTCCGAACTGCTCTCCGAGTAAAATACACCCCTCAGAATTTTTATCTCTGTTACCCCAATGGAACAATACTAAGTCACGGCCTTGAATATCTGTAATCATATAAGTCCATCCGTATTTAGGAGACTTATGTTTCTTAACGATATATTGGCCTGCTGGAATACAAGATACTCTTTTAACATTATCCCTAGAGTAAGGTTCTAGTGAAACACAGATTGGCTGTCCGTTCATAACAACAGAACCGAAAGTACCCTCTGAGGGGTTACTCGCGATTCTAGTTATACGAACTTGATGTTTAGGGTGCATCTGGAACCTCGACTAACCCGGCATCTTCGTCTGACAACCCAGAAATATCTGTTAATGTCCCGTCTCTGAGCATATCAGACAACTCTAAGTGAGCTTGTAATAATTGAAGCCCTGTGATCCCATTAGAGAAAGTATGTCCGATTAAAGGTTCTAAACTTGCCTCTAACTGAACTTTACCATCTGCTCTAATTTGATGAACCCCCTCAGAATCTATAACTCTGTCTAGCATCCAATACCTACCTTTACCTGACGATAAAGATTTCAAATCTCCTGTAAGACTTCTGAATCCTAGTTGGTGAGAGTAACCATCACCTATGAATAGTTCTTCTACTTGTCTTTTACCTTGAATTTGAATTGCCATCTGTTAATCTCCTATTGTAGCGACTTCAATAATATCGCCTGCGTTTAGTGTTAAATAACTACCTACACGTACATTAATCTGTACGAAACCATTAGAACTCACATACCCGTAGAATGTAAATTGCAACCCTGCTAAACTCATAAGCTTAGTATAAAGGGCACTGTTCGGACTCAAAGTAACTACATCACCTACTTCACACCCTGGAACTATAATAGTATATTCTATGTTAGTGTTCCCACTCCAAGAAGCATCACCCCCCTGCGTGAATACGTCAAAGGTAGCCTTATTAATATTATTTACTCCACTAGAAGTAGTCGTATTATCCCATCTCTGTTCTAGTACAGAACCTGAGTAGTTACCATTAATATTTTCTTCGTAAACATAAGTTTCACCGAACCCTAAAGCTGTAACTACAAAGTTACTAGAGTTGGCGTTAGATACAACAGAACCTCTTACTTGAACTTGTACTTCGTCAAGGTCTAACTTATCAAACCCTCCAAATACTACTTTAGAGTTATAGAATATTAGATTAGATACAGTAAGAGAATCTTGTCTACTAAATATAATTTTATCCGAACCTGTACCTGTAGAAGACATTTGGAATATTTCAGTCCCGTAATGAGAAACTACTCCGTACACTGGAATATTTGTATCTGGTGCTACAGACATAGCACTAATATTTAAGAATATAACCTTTTCGTCAAACGAAGTATCTGCTAAAGCAGCTTGCCACTCAGCTAAACTAGAAACAGAATATACTCCATCTAATCCTCCACTACTTGAACCAGACTCGGCTGTATTAATCCACATCTTCTGTACGAGTTGAGCTGGATTTGTTACAGTTAAAGTATATCCATTAAGAGTAATTTTCTCGTAATACATTTCATTAAACGAAGACGACCCTGTGATAATTGTAGCGTTACCTTGAAGAAAAATCTCTCTATAGAATCCGTGTGCTCCAGATAGATTTAAAGTAGCTCCTGCTTCTAGGATAATCGTACAGTTAAATCTAGGGCCGTTAGATTCCTGGTCTAGAGGGTAATTGACTCCTGACCCATCTCCCGCATCATATCTGTTGAAAATTTGAGCAGTATCATTAGCTTCAACTATAATAGGCATCCCGTCAAATTGAGGGTTGTTATCAAAATCATAAGTAGTTAAGTCTGCCAGAACAATAGGTTTCTGTAAAGTTATTTTTGAACTATCATCAATAACAGAGCCACCACTTAAAGCTATTAAATCTGCTTCCGTGTAAACATCAAACGCACTAGACGATTGGACATCATCTACATTCAGAATCCTCTTGAAGTCTGTCCAAGATGTAGTATTTCCGTCATAGGCTCTAAAGTAAGATACTCCAGAGTTCTTCTCAATATACTCTTGATAGATTCTAACATTACCCTCAGTTGCAGTAGTTCTAACCATTCCGTAGCCGTTAGGTAAAACTCCACCTAAAGTGTCATTAGATACATCATCTACTGTAATCCCGCTACCATAAGTATTAGGGTTATCTACATTACCAGAGGTTAGTGAGATTTTCCTAGCGTAATATTCTGAGGGGATTCCGTCTACTTTATTAACTTGAGCATTAGTAAGGTGGTTTCTCTGTCCTGTAGAGCCTCCTTGTAGTCCGTCAAGGTCGTTATGGTCTGGAATAGCAGGGATGGTAGGAGTACCTGTAATTTCAGAATAACTAACTTGTCTACTAGCCCAGTCCGACCCATTCCATCCAAGGTAATGGTTAGGGTTTACACCGTCTGGTAAGTTATCTTGTTTATCATTCTGTAAGGATGTAATAGCATTATTGTTACTATTAACAGCATCAGCAATTCCTGGAACAGCATCTACGAGGGCTACTTGAGCCTGTGTAAGATGTTGATAGTCTGCTACATTAAGGCCAGATAAATTGTCGTGGTCTGGAATAGTAACAGGAGTCTCTTCAAAAGTATTGTCCCAGTATTCTTTAGAAATACTACCAGTCAGTGTAGTGTTGGATGAACTGTTTAATTGTTCATATCTAGACTGTTGAGCAGGACTTCCGTTCATATCTACTTGTAAAGGGGTGCTCAAAGCTAAAGGGTCTATTACTTCAATACCTCTAAAATACAGACCTACTTCCTCTCCTACTAGATACTCGTAGCCTACCACTGCGACTGTAGGTGTATGAAAGTAAATATTACAACCTTCTACATCTCCCGGCAGAGTAGTAGAAATCTCGTAGATAGAGTTGAACTGTAAAGCACTTCCACCTATTGCAGGGTTGGAGTTTGAAAAAGCGATAGCTGAGGGGGAAATGATATTTATTTCCTGACCCCAAACATCAAAGATTGTACTTGGAGTAGTTCCAAATAACTGCATCTGCATAATAAGAGTCTTGCTTACATTACCTCCATCGTCTGCTACGATAGGGTCAGCTAAAGCGGCCACAAACTCGTCATAAGTGTTAATTGTATATAGACCTTTATTACTAGAACCTGTACCACTAATAGAAGTCCAAGAATCCCACGCTACTATAGATTCAGGAGTTCTACCTTCTTCGAAGTCATAAGTACCCGTTCTGATACTAATCTCATTAGTAGTTAGATTATAAGCAACCTGAAGTTGGCTACGAACATAGATATTAGATCCACCTGGAGTAGGCCCTTCTGTACCCATATTACAATACACTACGAACTTATCAGTATCGTTAGGGAATTTTCCTGTGGCGAATCCGTTACCGTTAGGGTTAGCAGAAGTATTAGAAGTCCATCCGTTTGCGTTTACAATGTCATTAAGACTCTGTAGACCCGCCTGACCAATAGGTATTGTTATTTGTGAAAACAGACTACCTGTGACATTACCAGACTGTTGATTTACATAAGCTAGTAAGTTGTCAATAGCTTCTTTCACTGTACTGCCATCTACGTCTCCATCATAACCTAGCAGGGCAGCAGTATCTTCCTGAGATAAAGCTTCTAGTGATGGAAAGAACCTAGAAACCCCCTCAGCGGTCTTTACTACAATACCTTTTTGTTCCTGAGGGGTGGTAGCTCCATCGGAGAAGCCAAAACCCCTATCTGGAATGTTGGCTTCTACTGAGGCTCTGTCTACGTTCTGGTGCGGTGTTACGTGTACTTTTGCCATAATGTTTTATTCTCCTTATAGGGTAAATATAACACTATTCGTCTGGGTCAGCATACGTTCCATCTTGAAACTCGTAATCAGGTGGATTCTGCACCCCTCCACTCCCTCCGTCAGGGTATCCTATAGAGTCATCTTTGAAGTCCCACTTATAAGGAGAGTTCTGCAAAACAAAGGTATCTACGTCTGTTTCTATATTCCCACCATCCCAGTAAGTATCTTCCAGAGTAGAGAATACAGCAGGAGGAATAGGCATATAAACTTCAAGCTGTACCTTACCGTTATAATAATCTGGAGTTATACGCTGGACGAAACCATAACCTTCTGCTTCAAACCCAGTACCACCCGTATTAGTATGAAACCAAGTCTGTAACTTCACAGCATCCCCGATATCTAACTTCTGGGCCTCTGTAGCTACTCCTTCTTTGTAGACTGTGTGATTCATATTAACTTCGAATGTTACAGTCCACGCTTCAAATAGATGCCACAGAATTATTCTCTCAGCTACCTTGTACATAGAATTTACTGGAGGTTGATTACCGCTATAAACGTAAGGAATATTCATATCGTAAAACCATTCCAACTCTTCTTCTTTTTCAGACTCTACTACAGCTTTAAAATACTTATTTGAAATTCTGTATCCGTCAAGAACTCGTGAAGCATTTCCATTAAGAGTATCCTCAAAAGTTTTATATCCTGGACACGTAACCTTGTCCCCCTCAGCATCGTAGTTTACTGTAATAGTCTTATCTACTTTTTCCTTACCTGTATGGTAGTGAAATTTGAAAGTGAACTTAGATATGATTTCTGACATAGGGCGTAATTTAACACCTACACCAGAAGTTCTAATAATGTCAGAATCTTTAAATGTAAATGCTGAATTTTCGGATAACTCTGTACGAGCAGGGTTGTAATAATTTAATTCATGATCCCTGTAATACAAAGATTTCAGAATTGCTCTGTCATTAGAGTTGAAAGTCACCAATCCTCTAACGTGTCTAGTTTCATTCTCTAGAACCTCGCTGACTGTACTTTGGTTTGTGAACTGAACCCTAGCCATCAAACCTTGTAAGGCTTTAGTAGCTGTACGGTCTGGAGTAGGAGCATACTTACCAAAACCTTCTCTAAACATCAGATTTTTGACTATATCGTTAGGTGACTCTTCGAGTCTATCTGAGGGGGTATTATTTGAGAGTAAATCCGTTCTACCATTAGTATGAACAAAGATGTTATCAGACTCGATATTAATCTCTCTAGAAGTCATAAGGTAGGCTTTATCATCACCTTCCATCTGACCTCCGAAGTCATAAGTAGCGTGATCTGTACGCAGTACACTTAACGGAGAGATTCCTTTATATGTGCCGAAATCTCCATCTGTAGATTCAGAAGCACCTGAGAAAAATGAGATTGTGTATCCAGTACAACTCCTCAAAAATTCAATTTCTTCATTGAAATATTTTTGCGGGATTGTAAGAATATTCTTACCTGTGTGGATAACGTAAGGAGTCTTTGGTAATCTACCTATCCAAGAACCGTCAGTAGGTCTGTTATCTAATTCATCTACAGGATCTAACCCTAGAGAATCCGAAAACTCAGTAGATGTCCCGTCTTCGTTAGTTAGATACATATTCTGGTCAGCATCAAAATCGAAAAACTTATCATTACCCCCAATAACTGCTGGTCTGTTATAGAATATATGCCAACCATCATTAGAGTACAACTCATTCGTCAGGTCGGCTCCAGAATGACTTAAATAAACAGTGTCTGCAAATACTACTCTTGAAAGTCTAGGGTTTATGTGGTTAAGTGTGACTGTATATCTAAGACTCCCGCAAAATTTTTCAGCAGCATCTTTACCGGATACTCCATGCATATAGTTATAAGGAGATACACCATACTGGTCTATGTCATAGTCTGGACTAGCCCTCTCTAACCTTATAGCTTTAGAGATTACTATAGATACGTCAGTATCAGAACCTTCTAATCCGTTTATGGTATCGGAATCTAGTTCGTAGTCGTAAGTCTGTTTGATGTCAGGAGCTATATCATTAAACCTATCTAGTGTTTGGTCAGCAGAGATTTGAGTGTTTCTTCTCATAAACCCTAGACCTAGAAGTTTAGATTGACCGGCCCTTCCTGGATGTACTGGGAATAAAGCGTTTGTAAACCCTGTAGTATCAGTAAGTTTTAGAGGTGTAGTAGAAGGGTATGTACTTCTGTCAAATGTACTAACAAAAGGGTTTTCGTAATCGTAAACCTGAGAAGGGCTGAACTCATTCCATAATATCCTAGACCATAACCCTGCAACTCTTCCAGAGATAAATTTAGATTTATCCGTAGCTTGATTTATTCTGTATACACTCCAAGCTGTAGAGAAACTTAAAAAGTCTATATCTTCTGTGTTAGTAGTACCTGTCTCGTATGTACGGAAAATCAACCCCTCAAAATTTCTTGACTCCACAGAACTTAAAATTCCTGAAAATCCAGAGTCATAAAATACTCCTGTACTAGAGTCTTTATACCAGGAAATTGAAGGGAAAGTATTAATCATACTAGGAGTGTATAAAGACATTCTCTCTTGCTGAGTCATAGTGTTCAAAGCTGGGTCTGTAGATTCTCCGTTAACCATATACTCAGAGTATTCATCCCAAGGTTTATAAAAACCTCCTTGGGCTGTGTGAATATTCACTCTTTTATATAACTCTAATCCGCTACCTTCATCGTCCTCTAGTAGTCGTACCGAATACTCCGTAGGTAATTCTAAAGAGTATTTATCTATATTAACTGAAGTAGCCCCTTGGGGGTAAATAGACCTGTCGACCTTACCTGAGCCGTTAGGGTTCTGAGTGTAGGTAAAAGGATTGGATGCGGTACAGGCAGAAACATTAAAAGTCCCTTTTACTTCTCCTATTATTCCTGTATCTGATGAATCATCTATAACAGCAGGTATTTTAATACTTGAAGTAGATTCTTGGTATGCAGTATAGGCAGGAGTATTAAGTAGGACATAACTAGAACCTTCTGCTTCCCCTTCTTGTGTTAAGTCTCTGGCTTCTAATACTGTATGTTTTGTAGAAGTTTCAACTAAATCTAACCCTTTTAGAGGTTTGAATTTTTTAGAGTCCGTATCGTAAGAAAACAGCTCAATTTCAGATTGGTTAACTTGAGGGGTGATTCCTCTATTAATAAATCCGTCCTGTTGTTGGTAATCTGTAATTAATATTACAGCCTTCTCTTTAAGTTTCGCTAGATAGGTAGTCTCTGCAAAAGACTCTTCCGGGTCTTGCTCATAAGGAGTGTCTGTAAGATCTAAGTAGAAGGAGACTGTACCGAAAACCTCCGCTATCTTATTCACTTTAAATAATTCGTACTCTTGAAATACTACTTTATCGTCATTAGCATCTACATTAGAAACTCCTGAAGTAGCGACAATACTTATGTATAAATCAGGAACTCTAGTAGTCGTAGTGAAGCTTAAAGCAGGTTTATCTGAAGTTACTCCTGGAATATCAGCGAAAGTTTTAGCTACGTCCAGCTTTGTATTAAGAGTAACTTTAATCTCGTCTGTGTCAGGCTTACTGACAACTTTAAATTTCATATAAGTTGAATCGGACGTACTAACAAGAGGTAAAACTTGGTTCTTATTAACCACACTCTGCATCTTCGCATAGTCCCATCTACCATACGTTACATAGGCTATATTCCCTTGCTCGTCTTCATTGTCGGTTTGAGGATAAAGGTCGCTCAAGAGCTTGCTAGGTATCTTTTTATTGTAGTCTAATAATAATTTAGGCTCTACCTTTACAACATATTTATCGTAATCAAAATTTATCTCCATCGTATATCCGTGAGAATACTCGTGCGTTACTCCTGAAGTCCTGTCGTGAATATAGAGAGTACAGAATGATCCATTCAGGTTACTCTGTAGAGTTTCCCAATGGAATCGGTCAGCATTAGAAATACCTACCGAGAACCCCTCAAGAGTTTCTACTCCGTAGCCTTTAGAAATATCTGCGTACTTTACAGGAAAGCCAATACCTTTATCTACTATAGAATCAGCTTTGAAAACGGTTGGGTAATAAGGCTTGTCTAAATCTGTATCTATTGTGGAGTCACTGACAGCTAAATCTGCAAATGCAGCATACCTAATTCGACCACCGAAAAAGTTTATATCTGGATTATTTTCAGTAACAAGTCTATTACTCGGCACTGAATCCTCTCCACACAATTCTTCTGTGATGTCTTCTTCAGTTACGGTAGGGTCTGTGTGGTAGGCAAACCAAATTTTTGCTGTATCTCTAGCGTAGAAAGTTTTGTTGTCTTCTGAGGGGGATAGTACAAAGTCAGCTTTGGTGTCTACCGAGTAATCAACAGAGATAGCATTTAGCGTAAAGTCTACTAGAAATTCATAAACTGGAGTAGTAGGTTTCAAACTACCTGTAGCAGGCTTGTATAGAAGAACTAAGTCGATAGAGAACAGGTTAGTGTCAGTCTCACCTTTAGGTTGCATCTCAACTATGGTGACTTCCATATCCATAAGGTTTATAGGTGCACCATCTTCGTAAGGGTCTAAGTCTGCTCCGAATACAAGCTCACCTTTGTTTAAAGTAATTACAGGATTGTTATCTCCTTCGTCAGAAGGTGTTCCGGTATTATCAATTAGATACTGCACTAGAGGTTGATAGTCAGGCCGAGTAATATTTTCCAGTGTGAACTTACCTAGAATCTCCTGCCTATCGTCACCGAAATTAATAAGGTCTACTGACCCATTAGTGTAAATAAGCTCTTTGACAGACTTACCATCATTTACAGTGACCCCGCCTTCAAACCTAGTGTTTACGTCAAAGTGCTGTTCGTCATTAAAACCCTTGAATATCATACAATCTCTCCAGACTCGTCATCTAACATCTTCACTAAAGATACTTTATAAGTCCAGAAAATATTGTCGGCTTTTCTAGGTCTTTCAAGTTTAACTAATTTACATCTGTATCTTTTTGAAAAAGCTTCTACTTTATTCTCGTCATTCAACTGAGCATTACCTACAACAAAAGGGTCTAGTAGTGACAACTCTAGGTAAATTTCCTCTGTACGATAAGATTTAAAAAATCTATTGAAAGCTTTAGCATTATCGTCTGTAAGGTCAAACTCCATGTGTGCGTGTCTAACAGAACCGTCCCCTCCATAAAAAGGATCTATCGTACCTCCTTCAATTCTGGAACCTCTAAGGTATTTAACCGAGTCAGTCTTGACGGTATAGAATCTACTCATAATTTCAACCTCTGAGGGGGTTTTGATGAACGACCCTTCGGTTAAATCTAATACAGCATTTTCATCGGCAACCAAAACAAACCTGAAGAGTTTAGACCCCCTCAGGATTGCTTTTTGATTATATTCTAATACTTCCATTAAATCCTCACTCTTGTATTTTTGTCGTAACCTCTAGCGTTCGTATCTTTCAACATCTCTGAGAATTTACGTCTATTTTCAGCTTCGTTATTCTGAATATCAGCAGGACTTGAACTCGAACCAGTGTAGGTAGTGGTAGGAGAATAACTAATATGATAAACATTACTTGTAGAGTTCTCAGAATTATCATCTGAAGAGTAACCTTTATTTAAGTTATGTAGATTACGAGAACCCATACGAGCCATAGCGGAAGCATTAAGTACACCTTCCTGACCGTGTTCATTCATCGTAACATTCGCATTAGCTCCTCTAGGCATACCACCATTAGCATACTTCTGAGAGTCTACCATATTCATCTGAACTGTAGCCAGTCCAGCAAGCATAGCTGTCTGAGCACTTGCGGCAATCATACCTGGAAGACCCATTGCAGCATAACCAGCCCAAGTACCCATAATAGCCTGAGCTGTGTTCAGTACGATTTGAGCTTTCTTGTATTTCTTCTCTTTCTGAAAAGCTTTCTTTTTAGCTTCTTCTTTATTTTTCTCTAAGAGAATATTTCTACGTTCTGCGGCTCTATCTGTAAGCATACCTTGCTTATTAAGAGTATCAGTCCAAGACATAGCTCTCTTATACTTATCGTCAATCTGCTTAATCTCACGTTGATATTGTAAGTCTCGCATTTGCATATAAGTGTTAGCTAGGTTGGTAACAGTAGAGTAATATTTTTGAGCTCCTGCTATCATCTGACCAAACATTTCATATCTGGCAGCCATACGTTCAGATTGTTGAGCCTTTTCAAAATCTTTAAAGTTTAAGGCTAATTGCTTCTGAGCATTTATGTATAGTTGAGCTTCTTTAGAACCTTCTTCGTACTCACCTTCAGCTATACTTAAATTCATAGACAATTCATTATACCTAGCAGTCTGAGTATCTTTCTGAACTCCTCTTCTATTTTCTCCTGCTTGGTATTTTACAGCAGCAGAAGAGAATGGGTCGTAGGCCCACCCACCAGAAGATGAATAAGCGTTATAAGAGGATAGATTTCTCTGCTTATATGATTTACCAGCCATATCTGCATCAGATAGGGTCTTAGCAATTTTTTGTTGTTTCTGTACTGGTGTAAGAGCTTCTTTTAACGCTCCTGTAAATTCTATACCTGCATCACGCATTTGCTTCATCACTTCAACAATATCGCCTGCTGTAGTGAATAATTGTAATGCTCTGTTGATTTCCTCTGGTGAAGAACTTCCAACTTTTTCCTTCCCAAAAACTTTAATAGCTTGAGCTTTCTTCTGAGCATCGGTAGCTGTCTCGTGGTTATAACCTTTCATCAAACCATTAATAACCTTAGCCATCTCTTTAACCTGAGCTGTCTGAGCATCAATAAGTTTTTGTTGGATAGCCAATTCCCCTTCAGAGAATCTACCTGAAGCTTTCATCAAATCGTATTTTTGTTGTTCTTGGGCTTTCCTGTGAATACTCCCAGTATCGATTCCAGCAGTTTTACCCGGGGCCATTTCTTTGAAAATAACCTGTAATTTGTCAGCAATATTCTTATTAGCATTAACAGTCTGCTCGGCAATTTTGTGTTCTATTTCTAGACGTTTCTGGTCAAACCTTTTGTTAATAGCGTTAATCTGTTTTACATAATCAATACGTTGTTTTATAGAGTCTTCGTATTGTTTGGTCGTAGCAGTTTCTCTATTAATAAATTCTCTAATGGAATTATTGAGGGGGACAAAATAATCCTGTACGTCAAAGTTACCCAAAGAGATTTTACTCAGACCACTACTTCTACGCCCTCCACCCTTTTTAGTAGAAACTGGGTCAGTGTTCATAGGAGATTTAGTAAACCCTACATCTTTCTGAAAACCTACCATATAAAGGTCTAGTAAGTTACCTCCTACTCTATTAGCTCTACTTTCCATCTTCTTAAAGAAATCTTTTGTAGAGTCTGAGCTAAGTTTAAAAGCTTTAAATGCTTGGTCTGCTTCACTTTTAGTTCTACCGGACTGAACTCGAGTATCGTAAGCGTGACCTATTTCAAACTTTATATCGTCTGCTGTTAGACCTTCCTTAGCTACTAATTTAACAGTAGCTCCGTACATTTTATTAAACTCAGATACTAAGGCTTGTATCTCTGTAGATATAGCTTGGGCATCAGCAGCAGTATAACCCTCAGCCCACTCTCCGTTAGTTTTATTGTTTATATCTGCCATTTTAAGGCGTTTAGCGTTTAATACGGCTATTTTATCTACGGCTGTATCGTAAGCAGTCTTGACTTGAGCTTCTAACGAGTTACGAGTCATTTCAGGAGTGTCTGCAAGTTTATAAATACTTCTTAATTCTTCCACCACTTTATTATGTGCTTGTAACTGATTCTCGGCTATCCTGTCAGACTCCTCTGCTCTATGTAAAACTCTTTCTTGGTATGCAATCGACCTTTCATCTTTTCCTGTAAGTGCGTCTATAATAGATTGATTGATAAAATTATCTGGGCCTAGTTCAGCACCTTTCAATTCACTTTTACGTCTCTCTAACTCTGCATAAGCTTCCATCACTTTAGCAGAAGTATTGTATTCTCTATCAGTAATCTTTACAAGAGCTTTACTAGCCTCTGTAAGGTCGCTCTTATCCATTTTAGCATCTCTTGTAGTAAGGTTGTCTAAGGTGTGGAATATACCCTTATACATACTCTTAGCTTCCTGTACTGCTGCTATATGGCCCTGTGCTTTAAAAGTAGTTGAAACCATCTGACTTCTAGCAGCGTTGTTACCTATCTCGATAGCCTGAAGACCTCCTAGTTTTTCAGAGATTTCATCAAGTCCAGCAATTACTGCATTTACAGGAGTCACTAACGCTTTATAAAAAGCTGAACCTATAGAACCTATAGTATCGAAGACTGCACCGAAACCTTCTGTGATACTATCCATCAAACCTAAAATATTATGTTCGTTCCTTTTCCACCATTCTGTAACTTGGTCTAAGGAATCCATCAATCCACCATTATCAAAGAAGCTAAAAGCTTTAATGAAGGTGTTTCTGATAGTCTCACCTAATTTATCAAACTTACCGCTAAATGTATCAATGGTAGTCTCAGCCATACTCTGAACTGTACCTTTATAGTTAGATACATCAGAATATACACTCATTAAGTCTCTATATGATGCAGCAGTCTCTCCTGCCGCTATACGTTCCTTTTTCTGAGCTTCTGTAAGTCTTATGGTGGATAGTAAGGCTAAAGCACCTGTAGAGGCGTACTGACCGAAGTATTCTTTAACTCTAGCAGAAGAGAGTTTCATATCAGCTAGAGATTCTAGCTTCTCTGAAAATTCTGCTGTTACAGGAATACCTTCTTTTTTAAGTCTTTTTGAAACTTTAGAAGTAGCATCACCTAGACGAAGCATCATCGTCCTAGCGGCAGTACCAGCACGAGACGAGTTCACTCCCTGATTCGCCATAGTTGCTAGGGTTGCAGTAGTTTCTTCTAAGGTAACATTTGTATTACCTGCGATAGAACCTACATACTTCATTGATCCTGCTATCTTTTCAAAATCCAAAGCAGAGCTAGAAACCGAGTTAGCTAATAAGTCGCCTACTCTACTGGTTTCAGCAGCAGAGAGTTTATACATATGTAAAACCTCACCAATAAGTTCTGCAGAGGATTTAGTGTCAGCTCCTACTGCTTTGGAGAATTTGGTGATTTGAGGGGCGATACGAGCTGCTGTATCTGCGTTAAATCCTAGTTTTGAAAGCTCTAAGTTAGCTTTCAGTACATCGTCAGCAAGTACACCAAACGCAGAGGCTGCTGCCATAGCAGAGTTAGCAGCCGTATTCAACTGAACATCCGTAGCTCCTGTAACAGCCTGGATACCAGCTAAGGTCTGTTGTATTTTTGTACCTTGTGCGAAGATAGCGATCGCAGTAGCCATAGCAGCAGTAGTAGCAGCTATATAAGGGGTAAGACCTGCGAACCCTAGACTGAGACTAGAAATACCTGAGATTGCAGCAGGAAGAGCTGTAGCAAATTTACCAAGCTCCCCCTCAAAGGCTCCTGAGTAATGCATAGCTTGACCCATACTTCTAGCTCCGTGTAGAGCGTTCTGCATAGGGGTTCTCTTACCTCTACTTAAACCTAGCTTCTGAGCATTAGCTTGTAGTTCCAGAGTGTTCAATCTACGTTTTTCTAAAATTTCTAATTTCTGAGCTTGTTTAAGTTTAGTTACTTCAATAGCAGCCTGTTTCTGAAGCTCTAAAGTTTCTTTCTTTTCAGTGTGTAGAATAGACTTAGCTACAGATTGTTGCTTGATAAGATTAGCTTGTAAAGGTTTATTTAACGCATCCTGCTGCTTTAGAGCTAGACGCATCCCTGCGGCTTCCATCTTCCTTACGTGGTCTAGCTTCATAGCTAGAACATTATCTAGAGTTTTCTGAACATCAGACTCATAAGCTTTATTAGCTCTTCGTCTAGAAGCTGTAAGCTCCTTCTGAGTCTTCTCTATATTGTTCTCAATCCGTTTAGTACCCTTACCGGCAGCAGAGGCTTCTACTTTAGCTTCTTTCAACTCTTTCAGAGACTGAGTAAGTTTCTTGACCTCTTTCTGAGAGTCTACGAAATCCTTCTTGAGGTCGGATCTAACCTTAATATTCAGTTCTATGTCAGTCTTCTTAGAAGCCATCTTTTCCTGCCTTTGAGTTCATCATTGCTACTCTCTGTTTATGCTCATCGTCTAGTTTACCAGTGAGATTAGTTACAGTTTCGCAAAATTCCAATACTTTTAAAAAATAACTACTTTGTTCCGCCATACCTCCTGATTCTGGAAGAATGTTATAATTTTTGAAATGACAATAGAATCTAAAACCCTGATGGTTGTGGTCTGTTATCTGACTGAGGGGGCATCGCGATTGTGGTATCTTCTTCATACCATTACACTCAGGACACACCTTACCTTGAACTCTACCTTCTGCCATACAAGAAAGGCAAGGGATAGTCCACCTTGCCTTTTTCACTTCAGAGTGACATCCCATAGAGTTATCTGAGTCAGGTAAACAGCTCCCGTGTTTAACCCAACCCACATATAAACAAGTAAGGATTATGAGTTTTTTGAGTCTTCCTCGTCAATCTCTTTACCTAACTGAATCTGGGCCGCAAGCTCTGTACGAACAGATTTAGGGATGCGAGCAAGAAAATCATCGTTAATAGGATTAACATTCCCATAAACTTTAACCAGTTGGTTACGCACCACCTGAATAGGTTTACCTTCTTCGTCAAAGAAGTTACGAACTCCGATAAGACCGATAGTAAGTGCTGCATAATTCTGATCCCCGTTACGCATTTCGATTGCACCAGTACGAGTAACATTACCCATAAGGTTTTCCAGAATTGTGTCATCTGAGGGGGTTAGAACCTTTAACTCAAAAACTGTTTGTTCTGCTACAGGTAATTCTCTGTCCTCGAAAGGAACGTAATCGTATGTAGACTTTGATAAAATTGGTACTGATTTCATAGTAACTCCTATTTGTTGGCTTCATTAAATATACACAAATAAAAAAAGTACAGAGCGAACTCTGTACTTTTAGATGCAGATTTTGAACAATTACGCTTAGTAGAACACTATACGATATTCATCGTCCTGGTCTTTCGTAGAGCCAACAAAAGAAGCCTCTGCACCAAGAGTCGTAACTCCGTCACGTTCTGAGTTAGAACCACCTGTAGTCTGTGCCTTTTTCGCATAGAAGTACATACGGTTATTAATCTCGTCATTACTCAACTGATACTCAAGAGCAACAGGCTCACCTGAGAACCACTTACCGAAGTAGTCGTAATCAGCTTCACTCATAAACTCTGGGTCAAATGAACCTTTAGGAGAACGAGCATTAACAACAGCGTTGATGAATCCTCTATCTGCTGAGTTACCAGATTGACGAAGGGCTACTTCATTACCAGATTCTACTGAAACTTCAGAGAAGGCTGGTTTGTATCCACCGAACAACAAGTTTGCATCACGAAGAGTTGGAGGTACAAGAGAAGAGTAAACAACATCTTCTGTCATAACGTGGTCGCCAAATCCAGCTCTGTAGTTATCGTTAGTATTAGCTAAAGATAATGCTAGAGTAGTTGTAGTACCTGTCGCTGAACCGTCCTGTAAGAATAAGATGTCACCATCTACTACAGTTGACACGTCCCCCTCAAGAACCTCAATCCAAATCTCAGCATCAGTCAAAGCACCACCGGCTACTGTAAGAGCTTTACGAACTACAAATTTAACGTCTCCGCCAGAACCTACAAGTAATACAGAACCTTCTGGTAAGTCCATCGCAGGAGTTCCGTTCACAGTGTAAATTTGTCCGTCTGGTACAATACCTTGGAAGTCAAATTCGAATTTACCAAGACCAGAGTTCTCTGCCATAATAGAGAAGTTACCCATTGCTCCGTAAATTGTACGTTGATAACCTTCTTCTTCTACACGAATAGTCATAGATTTCTGGTTACGAGAAATTGGATATACAGCAGAACCTACTACAGCGGATTCTACACTACCTGTTATAAACGTACCTAATACAGACCCGTCCTCTGAAACTACTTCATACTCTGTAGCGTCTGCAAGAGAAGGAGCAGTAACACCATCAGCTTTAAGAGTTTCGTAGTAAACTACATCTCTACGCTTACCTAAATCTACTGGGATTACGATACGAGCACCCATATCGGACAACCCGCCTGCGCCTACAGTGTCGATATTCAAAACACCACCGACAAAAGAGCTACCATCAATCTGAGAGATTAAGATACCTTCGTTAGCGTTGAAGCCTGTACCGCCTACATTTACTACAGCAGATACGATAGCGTTAGAGGCTACTGTTACGTCAATAGTAGCTCCTACACCTGAACCTGTAGTAGTAAAATCTACACCTTGTACGATAGTGTAAGTACCGTCTGCATTAGAGCCAAAACCTGTTCCTACTACAGATAATGTAGCGATAGATCCCGAAGCTCCTCCACTCGTAGCATATAATTTACTATTCACAGTAAACGTCTCTGCTGTGTTTGAAGGGTCGAATGAAACTGTATCCAAGTCAATGGAGAATACATTTCTAACACCCATTGAGCAGGCTTCTAAGTAATCTACTACTTTTGGTTTTACAAATCCTGGCCCTTCTTCACCTTTGAACTCGTGAGTGAATTTAGCACCACCAGAAATTTTTCCGATAACACCTTGAAGTTTAGTGATAGAGGATCTGGCTACATCACGCTCAATCATTTCTACTTCTGGGTCGATGTTAGGAGCTACAGCTACTTCAAGTCCTGCATCCGCAGCACCTAAATCTAACTCCATCCCTGTCTCACAGTCTTCTAGTCGTCCTAGAATCTGTCTTACTCTTTGTAACTTAGTATTACAACCTGACATATATTACTCCTTGCAAGAATATGTAAAATAATGGTCTTCTTAAAAAATACAACTTTTTTTAGTTTCTAGGGACTCTAGTGTTTCTTTCTGCGTGTCTATAGTGTACCTGACCTTTAATATAACCTCCTACCCAGTCAGAAATACCGTCAGAAGCATAATCTTCTACTTTATCTACCCAAAGCTCAATATTTAAACAAAGGTCTGGATTAGTTTCTCTAAGTCTATGAGAACGAGTTAATTCATCTTGGATGTCTCCTAACCATTCCTCCATATCCATTAACTCAGAAGCTTCCATATTAAGTTTATACTCTATGATAAAATGGAGCTTATTATTATATCTATCTGAAATTTTCGTAGCTTTATTTTCCGTTTCAGGTAGAACTGTGATACAAGGATAGTGAGTAGAGTCTTCAGTTTGGATGTATCGAGTGACTGAATTAGAAGAATAATCTGCTTGATTCATACGTACGTTGAAAGACTGGCCCACCACAAGAACTCCGTCGGTTGACGTAAATTCCAGTGATATTCCTGAATCCGATAAAGCAAATACATTGCTGCCGACAGACACATTATGAGTAACAGGACTGTCCGATGACTTCTCTTCATAAGTTCTCGTTATGTTGATTTCTGAGGGGGAGATGGTTTCGATTAAATATCTACGATAAGTGTATTCATCGTCCGGGTCTGGTGTATAAGTTCCAGAGAGTGAAAGCATCTGAAAAGATGTCACTGGCCCTGTATCAAAACGTAGATTCCCCTCAGGAGAAGCTACATCTTTCATACGCTCTTTTATCGTTTCCAAAATTCTATTTCTTACTGTCTTCTGTTTTGCCATTATAAAAACCTATCTGCTATGGTAGCTCGGCTACCGTTAAATCCTGCTTTACCTTCACCAAAACGCTCCACAATAGTTGAAGCTAGTCTATTCGACAATATATCAGACTTCTCATTTATATATTGCTGTAAACCTCTAGGCTGTCTAGGTAATGTAAGTTTATCTACTAAGAACCAGTGAGCAGTCTTAGCTTTTTTACTAGCTCCTAGAACTCCCCATACATTTTTATTCTTGCCTCTAGGTTCAGAGAACATCCTAAGAATAACTGCCTTACTAGGGTTTACTCTACGTTTTACTTTTGTATTAGGAGCTAATAAGAATTTACGGCCTGCTGCAGGGTAGATAGAGACTTCATCAGGACGGGTAAGAGACAGTTTACCTTTTGGGGTGTAAGCAAACACACTTCCTGTAAACGCATTACTCTGACCCATCCTAGTTTCAACAACATCGGTATAACTCCAGGCGTTGTAAAGTCTACCTTTATTTCGTCTGAAAGCTCCTCCGTTATTAGATCCATAATCGTCTTTATCTCTATTGTAAAATTTATATCTGATACCGTCACGTAAAGCCTGTAGATTCCTCTGCATAGACCTTTTAACGGTTTTATCGGCATCCCTCATAGAAGATAACCTTTTGATTACCTTCTGTTCGAATTTAGCTATTTCGTCAGCCATACTGAACTGTTACCCGAAGAACGCTAATCTATAAGGTCGTATTGCTCTGATAAGCTCTTTTCTAAATACTGGAGCATAGTATTCTTCAGCGTTAGTTCCAGAGTTACCAATCTTAGATACAGAGATTGTTTTCTTTCTTTTGTATTCAAACAGACATTGTAGTAATACTTCATATTCAATCTCTGGGTATTTGGCGATAAAGTCGGCTGTATCTGTAGCCATACCGCCAGTGTAAGTTACAGAGAAAGAATCCCCTTGTAATGTGAAATCGTAGGCGAATAAATCTTGAATCCAACCTCTGTCAGAATATAGACTGAAAGGTTTAATTTCGTCAAGGTCTAGTACAACATCCTGAATCAAATCTTTAACTTCAACTAAGGGCCCTGTTAAAGGAGCAGCCTGTAACTGAAATTTACAATTCGTTTTCTTGGTGTAATGGAAAATTTCGGTGTACTCACCAATTTGAATTTTCCGCCCCATGTATTGAGCTACCTTATAAGAAACCCCTTTTATAATCATATTAAGAAGGTTATCTTCTTTCCCATTAGGAAAAGTGTTATCAAGCTCTAAAAGTCGCTCTAGTGTGGTTAAATTCATCTATTACCTCGTGTTTTATATTCTAAATATAAACAAAAAGCCTGCAAGTATTAGAACTTACAGGCTGATAGTTGAAATTCCTTGTCGGGGTTTAATTTCTACGTAATGCTTCTGCTAATAAATCTGATAACTCTACAGGCATTTCAAGTTTACGGAATTGGCCCGCACAGTCTTTGTCTGTAATAGGGTCAGATATTTCAACTTCTTCTCCTGCTGGGATAGTAGCCAGAATACGAGTAGAAGGATGGTCATACTTATAGTAAGCATAACCTTTCTTTACTTTGAATTTCTTAGGTACTACTACATCACCTTTCTTAGGCTCTTTTGACAAGTCTTCGTCTGTCAAAGTCTTTACAACTTCTTCAGGTACAGACTCGTGAGGTACTGCTAAATCTTTTTCTTCTTTAACTTCTTCTGCTTTCACTTTCTTTGTAGATTTTTTCTTTGCTGCCATTATAAGGCTCCTGTTAAATGGTGTTATAAATATAAACAAAAAATCCCCTCAAAGTAATCTCTGAGGGGATTTAGGTTTTACTGGACTACTTATTAAGCTAAGTCAAAGTTTCCGTATGCAAATGATTTGCCGTGACGTACTGCCACATCAACTTCTGCAACCGCTTTGATGTTAACTTGGTGAGCGTTAAATGCTCCACCACCAACAGTCGTAGCTTCAAGAGTGATACCGTTCCACATACCCAAGATAAGGTCTGAGAAGTTACCGAAGAAGCCAGGAGTAGTTGTACTTGAACTACCTGTAGTTTGACCAGTTGGGAAGTAAGTAGACTTACCGAATTTGTAACCCAAGAACTCTGCAATTTGAGCATCATTCATAATAGGATTAACATAAGGTTGTCCGTTTTCTGCACCTTGACCAGAGAACTGCTCAACAGTTTGACGTTTCAATTTACGCCAAAGTTTTGGATTACCTGCATAAGCAAGGTTTCCACGCATTGCATCAACATCTTCTAGAAGACCTTGAAGCTCGTCCATATTGTTCCAAGATACTGCGTCACCATTAACTCCACCTAGAGTCTGAACTCCAGCTTGATTAATGATACCTACTGGAGTGTTACCAGTACCGTCACCGAAGAACGCTTTTTCGTCAATTGCAAGAGCAAGAGACTTAGCAAGGTCTGCACGAATCATACCTTCGATAGATTGGTTCGATTGCATAAGAAGTCTGCGAGAAGACACAGAGCGAGCTGCAACCATTTTCGGACTCATAAGCAAGTTACCGAATGTTTGAGAAGTTGCAGGAATGTCAACATTCTCGTCCAACCAGTTAGCCGTAGCTCCACCAGTCATTTTCGGAATTTCAATCTGTCCGTGTCCGTTCAAGTCAATCCAAGTAGCACCAACTTGGTCAAGAACAGTTTCAGCACGAAGTAATTCGATCATCTGTTTTGCAAGTTCAGTAGGGACTGTGAATCCACCATTTGAATCTGGAGTTGTTGCAAGTGCTTTTTGAGAAGCATCAAATACTTCTTTCTCAAGTCCTGCATCATCCCATACACCTAAAGCCAGTCCACGAAGAGCTTTAGTAAAAGAGAAGTTCTTCTCTTCTTCAATTCCAGGAAGAGCCCACTTCTTAGAAGCTTCCTCGTGTTTAAGCTCTAAAGCTTTCAACTCGTCAGTAAGACCAGTGATTTCTTCCTGCATCGCTTTTTGTGACTCTGCAGAAGAGGAAGCTTGTTTTTCAACGGCAGCATCCAGTAACGCTTGTAATTCTTTTTTGTCCATTACAGACTCCTTCGATAGGGTTAGTTATATAACTGCTAAATAATATAACATAATTATTTAACAGTTGTAGTGTTGTTGTAACTAAGCTTCTGCTTTTTCCTTGAAAAAGTCCAGAATAGCCGCGTCTGAAGCCTGTTTTTCTTTTTCTTCATCAGATAATTGCGGATTCTCAAGAGCTTCTAAACGAGCTGCCAGAGCCTTGTTTTCTTCTTTGAGTAGCACTAACTCTTTTTCGAAAAACTTCTCTGTTTCAGTTTTTTCAGATTCTTCTGAGGGGGAATTTTTCACGGTAGTAGCCACTGGATTAGAGCCGATAGTAACCACAGACAACTCACGCAAAATAGCTGACTTAACAAGAACACCATAAGGCCACTGAACTCCTGCCTCTTTTGCGGACTGTTCGTCTTCAAAGTAAGAGTATTCTTTATAAGCAAAGCCAACGCTTGTAGACGTAAGAAGACCAGATTCAACTTCTTTAAATGCTTGGTCTGCTTCAGGAGAAATGTCTTTAGTTGGAAAATAACCGACAACATATAAACCCTTCTTCCCCTCAAAGTCCATCACTTCTGCTTTTAAACCTTTTGCAATTACTTGTCGTCTGTCGTGTTGTTTCAGAAGTACCGGGTTAGCTTCCCACTCTGTTAGATCCCACCCATCAAGTTTGATAACGTCTCCGTCTCTGTCTTGAGTTTCATCAGAAGCTAAAAACATTTTGATTCGGTCGCGATGCGCAACTTTAAGAAGTTGTTTATCAGATAGTCCTTCGAGATAAGCCGCTTTCTCGTCTGCATCCTCAATATGAGAACCGTCAGAAATCATACCAGCAGCTTCTACTAGACTTTTATATGCTTGCGCATCTGTGTCGTAGTCGTACATTGATTTTGTCAGAGAGAGGTCTAAGAACTTTTCTTTTTCTAAAAGTTGCTTCTCTGTGCGTTTCTTCTTCATAAACCCTCCTGGGTATATATAAAAATAAGTAGTACATAAAATATACTACTTATTTCTGTTTTATAGTTCAGGAGGGTTTAGATTTAGTTCTTAGAGGGTGATACTTCCCCCGCAGAGGACTCTGGAGTTGTATCTGATTGACCCCTACGAGAATTAGAAGAGACATCTTTACGAGTATCCTCTGCTGCTGAGGCCCAAGTCTCTTTAATTTCCATCATACCTAAATCCTGAATCTTGTTAATTTCATTAAGAGGAAATCCTAATTCATACAGACCCTTAGCCCCCTCAATTTTTTCTTTACGTTCATCCTTCAGAGGTTCGATTGTCAAGAAATCAAAGAAACACTCCAGATTAGTAGAGTATAGTAGAGAACTGTTAATAACAGATGCAAAATATTCCATCTTAGGTATAAGGTTGTTAGTGAAGAACTGTCTGTCGGAAATTTTCGCAGTAGCGAAGTTAAGTCCGTCTGTAATACCAAATTGATTCTTTGGAACATTGTAAGTTCCCAGAATTTCTTCCCTAGACATTTTAGTGAGGTTTTCAAAGTCCATATCCTTATGTGTTGTACCAGTAGTGACATATTCTACACCACCAGTCATCATCGGTGTTTTATGAGCTCCTGGCAGTCCACCAAAGTTCATATCAAAATCGTCCTGCATCCTACGAATTTCTTTTTCATCTAAATCTGAATCAGGATTCTTGTCTAGAAGATACCCTGCGATGTTAGCTCCGTTTTCGAAAAACTGGTCGTTATAGGCAATAGCCTTATTATAACCTTTAATAGAAATCGCAGAAGCTTGCTGAGGGGAGTATGAGTCTAACTCATCCAGAGGGTTAGGTTCGAAGAACCTGATAATTTGTCTGTCGTCTAGATCCTCTTCACCCCATTTCCAGTTCTTGAAAATAGTTCTACCGTGTTTAATCTCAGTATTAGCAGAGATTCCAGAACCTCCACGTCTAACTACTTCAATACGAGCAGGAGCAGACTTAGAAGTAAGTTTACCTTTCCAAGGTCTGCCAGACTCGTCTGTAAGTACCCAGAAACACTCTCCGTCCAGTTCGTAATACATACTGGTTGTTTTCCAGAGTAGCATCGGAGTGTTAATAATCGCGTTAGGGCGGTTGAACAGTTTAACCCAAGGATTTCCCTTAGATTTTCCAGTAGTGGTGTTGATAGTGTTCTGAGAGACTTCCTCACGGAGGAGAAATGGGACTCCTCCGATATTGGTAGAGATGGATCGTACTGCTGCAAAAACCCAGGGGTTAGTATAACCTCCAGGTTTGTAAGCAGTATTGATTATAGAGCTTGTTTTGTTGAAATCGAACAGACTTTTAACACGGCCTATAAGTGCGTCTTTTATGGTAATGTTTGTACTGGTATTTTTATCCATTAGTATAATATCCTGGGTTTACGCTTCTTATAAGCCGAGTTAAAGCCTATAGACACAGCATCAATCATATCGTCTTCCTGCTTGTTTTGCTCAGGGTCGAAAGCTTGACACTGTTCTATAAATTCTGGTATCCACTTAGAATTTATAAAATTTTGCGTTAAATACTCATCTTTTGTTTCCGTGACAAGATAAACTTGCCCCATTTCTTGCTTCTCAATCCAAGGCAGAGCCCTTGTAAGCTTATCTTTTGTAACTTGAACCTCTTTGACTATACACTTACCTTGTAGAGCTTGTCGTATCTCTGTGACAGCGATACTCATAGCCGCTACCCCTTCAATATACAGAGGAATCTTCTCTTTCTTAGCCACACGTACGATATGGTTTTTAGAATCCGACCATTTACGTTTATAGTTGTGCATAGCTTGAATGTATAAATCCCCCTCAGAGGATACTGTTACTCTAACTCCTGCTGTATGGTCAGAGTTAGCCTTAGCTTTTACTGCCAAGTCCCAGGCCCTTACTGTACGGTATCTGGTTTTATGGTTGTAGTCCTCAGACTGTTTGATAGTAGTTTCTAATTCCGGTTGAGAGATGTATTTGAAAAGTGTCGTATTGATGTAACGACCTTCATCACTTCTGGGTTTCTGTTGATACAGAGAAATCCAGACTTTCTCGGAACGACCTCTGATCACATTTAACCTACTGAGGGGGAATCGTTCTTCGTGTAGGGCTTCACCCATCTTACGATGTTTTTCGTCTTTTTCTGCAATCGCAGGGTACGACAGAACTTCCCAGCCTTCTTTAGATGGATCTCCGTCTTCTTTTTCTGCATCTTCTGCAAGCAGGCGGCCAGCCAGGTCGTCCTCGTGCCATCTGGTCATAATAACCAGTACACCGGATTTAGGAGCAAGGCGTGTAGAGGCTGTAGAAGTCCACCAGTTCCACACACGTTCTCTCTGAGTCGATGAGTATGCTTCTTCCCAGTCTTTAACCGGGTCATCTATTACAAGAATGTGAGCTCCATTACCAGTAAGACCACCTCCTACACCTACTGACTTATACCCACCTTTGAGTTTAGTCTGCCAGTGGTCTACAGCTTGCTTGTTTGGGTCTAATTCGATTCCAGGAAAAATAAGAGGGAACTGCTCTTTAGAAATATCCAAAGCAGTTTTCGAAAATTTCTTAGATAAGTCTGCAGAGTATGAAGATGCTACAATCTCCCAGTGTGGGTGTTTACCCAGGGCCCATACAGGAAATCTCTCTGTCGCGATATAAGATTTTCCAGAACGGGGAGGCATAAATAACATCAACCTTGGATTCTTACCTTCCTCTACATCTCTGACGAACTTCTCTAATTTTTTACAAATCTCTTTATGTACCCACCCTGCTAGGTATGGTGCAGATGGCGGAGATGTATTAATTATGAAGTCTAGTAAATGTCTACGTGACAGCTCGTGCTGAATCTGTTCCTTGTCATACATTAATATTAACCTCGCAACACTTCATATAAGGCTGTAGCACCTATAAGTAAAGCCCATACGATAGCTGTAAAGCAGTAGATGTTCAATTTAGGTTCTGGTTCAGATTTTGGGTTTGAAGGCTTTTTAAGTCTTTGGTACTCTGCTTCAAACTCTTCTGAAGTTCTAAGGATTTTATTTTTACTCATCGTTAGGCTTCTTTGTTGATTTTCTTTTTGTTAGACCCCTCAGGACTTCTGTAGGGAGTTCAGTTAGATTGACTAGGTTATGATCAGAGTCAGGATTACTGTTGTCTTCAGATGCGAGTCGTGGGTCTGCTTCGTAGACTGTTTCTCCGTTAGGGAGTCTGACAGCTACCATAGTTGGAACTTTTGAGGGGGAGTTTTGGTTGGAAGAGTTGGCTTGCGGGTCTGTCGCTAAGAGAGGAGATAGTTCTTCTCGTAGGATTAGATCGTCAGTAGCCGTTAGAATAGCGTTTGTAGACGTTGCTACTGTCGCGAGTGTCTTGGCTGCCTTTTCCAGGAGAGGTATTGCTTCAGGTGCGGAGATGTTGGAATCTAATTCCAGATTGTCTATAGCTTCGTTGGTTTTAATTAGAGTGGTTTCTGCTGAGTGGAATACAGCTTCGTCTATGGCAGCTTTTCTGGCGATTAACTTGGAACGATTCAGTTTAATTGCCATTGTACGGATATTGGCCAGATGATTAGCACGAAACATCATCCAATTATTCTGAAGGGATTCACCTCTAAGCTCCTCTAGAGGAACTTGATAGGTTTGAGAGAGAGCTAGAAGAGTTTTAGAATCGTCTTCTGCTTCTATGAACTCGTTTCTTATTTTGAGAAGGAGTTCTGGATCGAGGGATTTTTGTATAGTCATAGACAGAATATACATATATATTACTGAAAAGTCTGTGAAAATTTTTCAGAAAAAAATGCCTTACATACATATATGCAAGGCGAAAATGACGGTTTTTGCTCTGAATTTTAGTATATACGCATACATTCGAAAAGTCTAGATTTTTGCTCTGAATTTTAATTATGTCTAGCTACCCATTACAGCAATATTACGGCAAAATTCTCAAATCCTACCCCAATATTACAGAATCTTACTTAAACTATCTGAAACCTAACCAAAAGATACATAAACTCACTATACATGTAAGAACATACTGTTTTTTATTACTCACAAAACTACCTCTTCTTAAAGACTAAATACGTAAGGTGTAAAGCACCTATAACAACGAAGACCCACACTATAAAACCGATATTAAATAAAACCACACCCCGATACTATTGACAAAAGCCACACCCACAACCAAACTGTCTAGTTGTGAGTGTGTTAATTTGTTCACTTGTTACGCTTCCACTTTTAAAGGGTTATTTTTGATAAACTCTAGCTTATCGGATTCGTCAAACAAGCCCACAAAGGTCATAAACAAATCAATGTTTTGAATAGGCATCTTAGTTGAATATTCAATAATCAAGTCTTTGTTTGCGTTCGCTTCTTTGAGAGCGTTCACCTTACTAGTGTTTACAGCTTTGGGAGTTGGTTTGTATTGTTCAATCACACCCTTAGCAATACTCTCAAGAATGTTAAATTCTAAAGACTTAAAGTCTTGCTTAGGGTGTAGCAACTTAGAGCTAAAATGGTTACCGCCTTTGTCATCACCCTCAACCTTAGCACTTAAAGTGTAATAAAGCGGATACTCAACCCCCTCGAAGGCTAGTGTCAGCATAGGTTTGTCAAACTTGTAAACCTTAAAATTATCTACACTAGCTTTGTTAGTGCTATTGAATACTCTAATGGTTTGAGGCTTATAAGACTTAATACTAAACCCTAGTTGTAGCTGCACCTCCCCTAAACACTCTAAGTTAGTA